CTACTCCATTTACTACCAGGAGCTCCAGCAGCAAATATAAGATCATGACCATCAGTCATTGTTTTCTCCATATCCAATATAATCTTTCAATAGGTCTTGGAGAAACACCAGCCTGTTCTGATGCTCTATCTCTCCATTTATCATTAATACCTTTGCCATCTCTTTTTAATCTACGAATTATAGTAGGTTCTACTTGTAATGTAAAATTAAAATAATTAGTCCAATATTTTATCTTTTCTTCAGTCCAAATATAATATGGTATCATGTCACTCTTATGAATATTACCTCTAAAAACTGATATGCCACCATCCTTTAATACTCTATTCATTTCGGAAAGTTGTGTATGTATTAAGTTATCATCTCCAAAATTAATACTTCCATAACATAAACAAGCATCAACTAAATTATCTTCATATGGAAGAGCAGATATATCAGTTACAATATCTGCTCGCTCATTTGTTATATCTATACCAATCAAATTTGTTATATGTTCTTTGTATTGATTGTCACCACAACCTAAATCTAAAACTAAGTCTGGATTCAGACTATTAATAAGTTGTATAGTTTCATCACCGCATTTTTCAAATTTATTGTAGTGAAACTTTCTAAACTTAGGATCAGAACGATCAAACACTTTTTTTATTGATTCATTTAATTCATTCATATACTAATTACTCTTGGACATGACTTCAAAAATTCATACGTTTTCTTTGTTACTGCGCCAGTAATATTTAAAGTAGGCCTTGGTTCATGACCAAAGTTACATGTCCCATGAGGTACATCTCTCCAAGGCCAAGTAATGCAATCACCTTTTGACCAGTGAATATATTCATTGCCTTGTTTCCAAATTTGACCTTCTTTTTGATCATCTAAAAATACTATAACTCTCATGATTAGTCTTTGATCATGATCACACTGAGCAAAAGTATTATAGTCTTCTCTCTGTTCTTTTAATATTCCACCAAAATTATCTAAGTGCCAATAAAACATTTGTCCTGGCATCTGTACATCAAATTTTATATTTGGTTTTCTACTCTTTTTTCCGGCAGGATGATCAAATTGAAATAATTCTGCTATCTTTATCATGCTCTCTGGTAAATCTGCATGTCTTATTCTATTCAAAATAGCATATGAATCATCGCCACCATCTACTTTATAACCCCACTTTTTAAAATCATTATATTCTAAATTATTGTTATTATCAAAACGTGGGGTTGATCTATAATCAAAAGTTGCTGGTTCTGATTGAGACATCATAATTTTAACATCATCTTCCCAATCGCCAGAAAATTTGCAGATAGGAATATAATTTGGTATATCGCCTACATCATCTCCAACTTTTTTATTAAAATCATATAGACTTGTTTCTTTACAGAATTCATATAGACCATTAAAACCATGATACGTTACTGGTTCTTTAGTTTTTAAGGATGTCCACTGATCATATGGTGAATTTGTGTAACTTATCATCCTAATCTCTTCATTATATAGAAATATCTTTCATCACCTTGTTGATTTGTTTCAATAGCAAATCTAATCATCTTAAGATTATGTTCTTTCATCAACATAAAAATATGTTCTTGAGTCCATGGGAACCAATCAATAAACTTAAAGCTAGTCTTATCTTTAGTAAAAGGTTTATGATCAATACCAGGATTAAATCTAAAATAAAGATAACCATCAATTTTAGTCATATTTACAACTTTAGCAAACATGGTGTCGATATGCTTCTTGTCAGTTCCAAAGTTTAAACTGCCTAGAGCTAGTACTTGATCATATTGCTTCTTTGGTTCAAACTCTTCAAGAGTCTTCTTAATATCTGCTTTAGGATGATATGGATCCAAACCTACTAGATTCTGAACTTTATCCTTATAAAAGTTATCACCGCAACCAACATCCAAAACAGACTTTGGTTTCTGCATATTAGCAAATTTTATGAGATACCTACCTGACTCTGGGTATCCATGCTTAGATTTCCAAACTCCAGAAAAGTATCTGGAAATATATTTGATATGCATTGTCTCACAAAACTCTTCAAGAGTTTGATAATCGGAGGCTTGAATAACAAACATAAAGTTTTCATCTACCCATTCTTGGGTAAGAATCTTCTTAAAGTTCTTATTGTTAATATTAGGAAATTCGTTTTTAATGTAATTGAGGATTTTCATGTTTTCTCCATATTATAATTGTCACTCTGATTTATTTATAAATACCTAAAAGATACTTCGGAGTTTAAAATGGCAGTACCAGCATCCAGATCACAATTTAAAGAATATTGTCTCCGCACTCTTGGAAAGCCAGTCTTGGAAATCAACGTAGATGATGATCAGGTTGAAGATCGTATAGACCAAGCTCTAAGATACTATTGGGACTATCATTTTGATGGTTCAGAAAAGTTGTATTATAAGCATCAGATTACATCTGATGATAAAACAAATAAATACATTACATTGCCTGAAAATATTATTGGAGTTGTTAGTATATTTGATATTGGTAGTGCACTTAATACAAACAATTTATTTAATATTAGGTATCAAATAGCTCTTAATGATCTTTATACTTTAACATCTGTATCAATGGTACCATATTTTATGGCTTTTCAACATATTCAAATGTTAGAACAATTATTAGTAGGTAAACAATCAATAAGATATAATAGACATACTGATAAGTTATATATTGATATGGATTGGGATAAAGTTGATGTTAGCAATTTTCTAATAGTTGAGGCTTATGAAGTTATAGATCCTGATGTTTATACAGATGCATGGGGTTATCGTTGGCTTGCACAGTATTCTACTGCTCTTATTAAGAAACAATGGGGCACAAATTTAAAGAAATTTGAAGGTATGACTTTACCTGGTGGAATAAAATTTAATGGCCAAAAAATATATGATGAAGCCGATGAAGAAATAAAAGAATTAGAAAAAGAAATGATCAGCAGTTATAGCTTGCCTGTAACAGATATGATAGGATAAATCATGTATGAATATTCATGCAAAATTAATAAGGTTCTAGATGGTGATACAGTAGATATAAATTTAGATCTAGGATTTAATATAGTATTAGCAAATCAAAGAGTTAGAATGGCTGGAGTCGATACTCCAGAATCTAGAACGGCAAATGCTGAAGAAAAAATAAGAGGTCTTTTATCAAAAAAGAAATTAACAGAAAAACTTGGTTCTGCAAAATGGTGTAAAATTAGAACTTTAAAATCTGATAATAATGATGATAAATTTGGCAGAATTCTTGGTGAATTTATATTAGATGATGGGACTAATGTTAATCAATGGTTGATAGAAAATAATTATGCGGTAACTTATCAAGGTGAAAATAAAGATTTGGTGCAAGAACAACATCAAAAAAATAAAGCAATCTTAATCTCTAGAGGCGAATTAAAAGGTTAAGAATGGCTACAAATTTTTATTTTAATAACTTTCAAAATAGTCAAGAACAACTTCTCATTGAGAATTTAATCATAGAGTCTATAAAGATCTATGGACAAGATATGTATTATGTTCCAAGAGTCATTAAAAATAAAGATGAGATCTACGGGACTGATGATATATCAGAATATAATAGAGTATATCCAGTAGAATTCTATATTAAATCTGTAGATGGATTTACTGGTGATGGTAATTTTATGTCTAAATTTGGTCTTGAGATTAGAGATCAAGTAGTATTTTCTATAGCTCAAAGAGTATTTTATGAAGAAGTAGGTTTAGATAGTAATCTACTTAGACCTAATGAAGGAGATTTAATACATTTCCCATTAAACAATAAACTATTTAAAATTATGTATGTTAATAAATTTGAAATGTTCTATCAACTTGGAGCATTACAAACATGGGAAATTACATGTGAATTGTTTGAATATTCAAGTGAAAAATTTAATACTGGTATACCAGCAATTGATTCTATACAACAAAATCTATCATTAAATATTTTTGATTGGGCTCTATTAGATGAAGATGGTGAAAGAATATTAGATGAAAATAGTGATTATATAGTAATGGAAAACTTTACATTAGAAACAATTGATGCTCTAGCAGATAATAGTTTTATTCAAAGTGAAACTGATGATTTCTTAGACTTTACAGAAAAAGATCCATTCTCTGAGAACGGTACATATTAATGTTTGGACATACATTTTATTTTAGCACAATCAAAAAATATGTAACACTTTTTGGAACTTTGTTTAATGATATTCATATCACAAGAACAGATTCAAGTAATGTTACTGTTGCTCTTTTAAAAGTTCCATTAGCATATGCAGCAAAAGAAAAAGTTCTTGCAAGAGTAGATGCTGATCCAAACCTAGATAGACAGACTGCTATTATTTTACCTCGCATGTCATTTGAAATGATTGATATGAGATATGATAGTAGCAGAAAATTAAATACTATTGGAAGATCT